AAAATCACCCTCTTTACACCATGGACCTGTAGGAAATCTAGTCTCATCTTTATAAGCTAGGTCACCTACTTTTACTACAAATAAAACTACAGTTGAATGCTCTTCTATAGATCTGACAGAACCTGCTTTAACTAAACCACTTTCATATGTTTCAGCTGCTTCAGGAATTGCACATAAAATTCTATAGCCTTTTGGTTCTGGAAGCTGTAAGCCTCTTTCTTCAATTGGTATATCCTCTGCTTCTACTTCATCTACTGTTGGAATAATAATTGGTCGACCATTAGAATCCACCAAACTTTTATTCATTGTGAGTATTTGTTCACTCATCTTCAAACGTCTCCATTCTTTGTGCAAGGTCTTTTATAATACTTTCTGCGACGGATAGACCTCGTATATATCCTGTCATATTAGTGTACGAAGCATAATCTTTTGCTGCTCCGTCTCCTAAATTTATTAAAACTGTTTTGCGCTGATCCTCTATTCGAGACAATAATAGCTCTAGCGTTTGATCCATAATGTATTACTCCTGTGGTTTTTGTTGATTCCTTTGTAAATCCATTTGTTTTTCTCTAATTGAACGTTCTTCTTTTTGACTTACTGCATTAATACCCAGCTTAGCGCCTTCAATTAATTCTTTAGCTTCTAATTCTTTATTAGCCATTACAGTGTCAGCACCTAATTGAGCACCAGCAATACGTTCTTGTGATTCAATACGCATCTTATCAAGTGCTAATCTAGTTTGGTCAGCTTGAATATCTGCCATTGTTTTTTGTTGTTTAATTTGCAAGTCTTGAGCTTTAAGTTGTAACTCTTGTTGTTGCATTTGAATAATTGGATCTTGAGCTTGTTGTTGAGCTTGTTCTTGTTGTGCTTCTGATGCAGATTTAGCAGCAAGTTTTTTAGCAGCTTCAGCCATAACTTTAGATAATTCATATTCGACATCTTCTGGTAATGTCTCATCAGGTTTAGGTAATGGAACGCCTAATTGTTCTTCAAGTTGTTTTCTATATTCAAACGCTACGTGTTCATTAATATGTGCCATAGCTGCAGCTTGAATTGTGCCCGCTTGTGGATTTTGTCCTACCATTTCCATAATCTTAGGATCTTGCATAGCAGACATATGTACTTGAATATGCGCTTGATGATCTTGATAAATAAATGCTTTAACAGGTTTACCATTAATAATCGCCATATTTTCAGAAACTGGATCTTTTGGTGTAAAGTCATCAGCAGCTGGGATAAGTTTTCCAATATTTTTAATACCAAGCACTTCTAACATCTGTTTATTAAGTTCTACTTGGTCATAAATTTGTGGATTAGCTTGAGCCATTTGCATTACAGCTTGATACTGAACTACTTTTTGTGACATAGTTGCAGCATTAGGATCTGATACTGGAATTACATCTACGTTATCATAGTCAGATTGTTTAGCTCTACGATCACCAATTTCAGGTTCATAACTATATTCTGATGGTGTGTAGTCTCTAATGATACCTTTAAGTAATCTAAATTCTTGTCGCATTGCATAATAAATACGAGCTTGAATTGCTGATGTTACTTTAAGAGTTCTTTCTAATATAGCTAGGGTTGTGCCGACAGGTGCATTAGCAGACATATCTGATACTTTAAGTCCTTCTGCATTAGCAAACGCACGACCTTCCTCAATGATTTGATTCATCAAGCTATTTAAAACTTGTGAAGGTTCTTTGTATGGCAACATTAAAATGTTGTCGCGGATCGCGCCACTTGGTACATCTACATCACGGAATTCACCAGGAGCAATGGGGGTATCATCACCTTTAATGCGTAGCCCGCGTGACTTAAGCCCCCCTGGTAGGTTGCTCAATGTACCAGCATCAACGAGTTGTCGTAAAATCATTGTGCCAGACTTAGCAAACGCTCCAATTAAGTGGATTAAACCAAAACAGTAGAATCCGAATCCTGGAATATAACCGTAGTGTACGAAGTGTTGACGTTTAGCTTTTAATTTATCGTCTGGATTCCAATTACGACGAATAGCTAGGATTGTACCTGTACCTTTTTCAATTGTAATTACGTATGGTAATGCAATACCATCTTCAGAATCACCATTTTCTAAATCAAGATCAACATGCATCTCAAGGATTTTAAATCTGTCATCCTCTGTTGGATTAAATCCTAACTTCTCTGCAATTTTCTTTTCAGCTTCATCAATATCTAAAAATGGTTCGCCTAAATCTACATCACGATAAAATCCTGCAACTTGTAGTTTATGTAATTCATTTTTTGTTTTACGCATAACATGCGTCACACGTTCGGCTGTTTCTAAATTAGATGCACCGTAAGGAACCACCATATCTTCTGCTGGCACATACATTGCCACTTGTCTTTCGAATGATGGATCATAGTAAACTTTTTTAAATGCATTACCTGCTAAACCTAGACCCCATAGCATGCGTTCGTGTTCGGGCCTATATTCAGGCATTTCTTGCATAAGCTGATAATTCATGTCTTCTTGGACACGTTCAGCTGCGTCTTCTTTTTCTTTAGTTTGTTTACCTACGATTTGTGTTTTGACTGGACCCGCTGCTGGAAATGTTTCCATCATGGTCTCTGCTTGGAATTTAACTAATGCTTCTGTCATCAATGGATGATATACATTACATGCACCAGGCCATGGTTCTGTTCTATCTTCTACTTTAAGACCTAGTAACTCTAAGCCATCTACATAAGTAGTTAACCAATCTTTTCTTGAGTTAATATCGGCATCAAATTCACCAATAAGATTTCCAGATAGTTCTGTAAGTTGTCCTTCATCTAAATCTTCTGCTAAGTTAGCATTGAATTCATCACCAGCAACATCTTTACCTGGAACGATTGTGATCTCCATACTACCATCATCTAATGTAACTGATTCTGGGTTTTCTATTTCAATACTTAAGTCAGGTTGACCCATTGCTAATTCTTCTAGGCCTTGAGGTGCTTGTGCTAAACTTTTATCTATGTCTGCCATATATTAATCCTTAAATTGCGTATAATCTGTTTCGAGAGCTTTTGAATCCTGGTATGTCTTCTGGTTCATCCGAGGGTAATCTAATAAAGCCACCTTGTCTAAATCTTATCAATGCTAAAGTTGTGCTATCTACCAAGTCATCATTAGCACCACTAGGGAAATCGTTACATTCTTCTATAACTTCATGAGCCCATCGTCTATCTGGAGCCCACACTATACCACTTCTAAACAAATCTGATACTACATTTACACGAGATATCTTATCTTGCCCTTTACCTGGTGTAAATTCACCTACAGGAATACCCATACGTCTAAACTCTTGGTATAAAGCTGCACCATTAGATTTCTTTTCGACTAAAAACGCATCGGGTTCCCAATCTTTGTACTCTTCAATGCATAATGTTTTGAGCTCTGGGAACTCTAATCGTTTCTTAATGCTATTTAGTAGTATTATATTATAGTTATTGGTTTCTTCGTTAAAAAAGACGCCCCAAGTGGTGAGCGCATTATAGTCCGCTCTATTGTTCGCCTCCTGGGCAGCATCTAAACTCATAATAGTAAATTCACATTGAGGTGGGTCTTCTTCTTCCCATATTTTCCACCACTCTCTTTTAATTAGTGCGCCTTCTTCTGATACTGGATTCTGTAAATATTGTGCATTCCAATATCGCACATCTAACGCTGCTTTTTTACTTAATAATTCTTCTAGTGACCAAAACTCAGGCCATAAAGGTTTCTCAATACCTTCTTTATCTTCAATAATTGCTGGAAACTCAACTACTTCCCAACCATCTACTGCATCATTCTTAACCATTTGGTTTACAATCTGACCTGTCAAGTCAAGCTTAGACCATCTTGTCATCACTACAATAATCGCGCCGCCCGGCATAAGACGTTGTAATGGGCCAGACTGAAACCACTCCCAAGCAGGCAGAAAAACATCCGCTCTACCCAACTTGGCGTCTTGCTCGGAATGTGGATCATCAATGATAAACAAATCAGCCCCGCGACCAGCGAGGGCACCACCAACACCAATTGCGAAATACTCACCATTATAATTTGTCCCCCATCGTGATGCAGACTTAGAGTCAGCTTGTAGTTCTACTTCCGGAAATATGTCTTTATACGCATCCGAGCCCACCAGATTACGGACACGACGACCAAAGCCAACCGCCAGATCAGCTGTGTGAGACGCCATAATAACCTTTTTGTGAGGAAATTTACCGAGGAACCATGCAGGCGCAAGATATGAAATAAGCTCTGACTTACCATGTCTCGGTGCAATGTTAACAATAACTCGTTTCTTCTTTCCCGCAGCAATATCTTCAAATATCTTAGCCAACCTTGCATGATGTGCTCCTACTTTATACCCTGGGTACACGTGTTGTATAAAATCTAAAAAACTTGTACTACCTACATCTTGTACTATATTACCGTCTGTCAGTTCTAATAGTGCATCCACTTCTTTAGCTTCTGCTTCTGCTAAATGTTGCTTGTGTGCTCCTAAAAACCTAATGAGAGATAGTATCCGTTTCTCTTGTTCCTTTTTTGCATCACTCATCTTTTACAATTTCTGCATCTACGACTTCAGCATCTTTAATATCTAATCGACTTTGTAGTTTACTTACTAATACTTGTAGCCTACCCTCTATATCATCCATCGACATACTTTTATGAACGACTTCAGTATGCTTTTTAAACGCGTCGACCCCATCTACCTCCCCAATTGCACGTAGTGCTGTGATCCGTTCCTTAGATTTGTCTGACATGGTTGCTTCTTTGATAAGTCCATTAATTACAAACGTCTTTAGGTCCTTTAATTCATCAACGACTTGTGCATCTAACTCAGCTACCATACCTGCTAAGCTTGCTAATGTTGCGTTTTTATACTTTCTTATATGTAG